CTAAAACAAAAAAGTTTTCAATTTCATGGAACAGTATTTTCGCGGTTGAGGCGCTGCAGCCTGCAATAATCATTTTCTTACTGGGCATGACATTTTCTGTGATAACTTCTTTTTTAGTCATTTATGCAGGAAAAGAGAATGTTGAGAACATAGGATACTTCTTTACAATTTATGCAGGGATGCTCTTGATAACTCGTCCTTTGATAGGAAAACTTTCAGATAAATTCGGTTTTGTAAAAGTTATTCTTCCTGCAATGGCTGCATTCGCGCTGTCATTTATTGTTATTAGTTTCTCTCGAAATATATGGACGTTTCTCTTGGCGGCATTTGTATCGGCATTTGGATTTGGGGCATGTCAGCCGGCGATTCAATCAATTTGTATGAAAAGTGTCACAGCTGATCGAAGGGGAGTTGCTAGCAGCACAAATTATATTGGCAATGATTTGGGGAATCTTGTTGGTCCTATTGTTGCAGGCTTGATTATCGAAATACTTGGCTATGAAGCGATGTGGTGTCTGATGATCATACCGATTGGGATTGCATTTGTTTTAGTGCTTTTATTCAAAAGTAACTTTAGCTCCATTGAAAAGAAATTCAACAGCAAGTGAAGGAGAAAATAATGTTACAGGAAGTTATGACGGCACCAAAAAAAATTGAATTTAGAGAAATTGCGGAAATTAAGACGCAAAATTTGATACAAAATAAGGTTGCCTGACCACAGGGGTTTCGTTTTCACATAAGGGGTTTCGTTTTAGGTCAGGGGTTTCGGTCGGGCACAGTCCCGGCACTTTTTGTATATGGAGGAATGTAGATGCATCAGCTTACGAATAAACAGTACGAAGAATACCAGCGCCTGTGCCACGCTCGCGATCACGGACAGATCCTGACGCCGGACGGCCTGCGACTCGTGTGCGCCGGATTCGATTATAATCCGGAGGCCATCGGGAAGCACATGCTCGAGACGCTGGCGAGGTTTCAAGCGGAAGAAAATAAAAAATTTTGAAAAAGCTCTTGACGGGGATAAAGTCCCTACTTGGTACACTGAGTCCAGAAAGGAGGTCAAGAGACCATGAAACCAAAGGAAATACAAGAAAAGCTCGGCATCAATGCCGATAGAATCAAGTTCTTTAAGAAGCAGGGTGTCTTCACACCAGAAAATCCTCCCTCTGGGAACAGGGGTACAAACTACACAGAGACGGACTATAAGAATCTTCAGTTCCTTGTAGTGCTCACTAAAATGGGGATGACTGTCAGTGATATCCGAAAGATGCAGGACGGCGAGTGCTCGTTGGAAGAAGCAATTAAGGAACGCAGAAAACAGATTACTGACGAAATCGCCAAGAAGCAAAATGCTTTGTCTCTCCTGTCAGAGCTGATTGAGGATAAGGAAGAATTCGAAACTTTCCACACAGAGCGTTACTGGGACATTATCACCGAAAGAGAGTCCAAGGGCGAAGAGTTTGTCGATTTCGAGGATCTTTACGGTTACCAGCCTGTTTCTCTTATCCGCACAGTTACGTGTCCGTACTGCGGTGAAGAACTGGAAGTTGATCTTGAGGATTATGAGACCGATGTTAGTAGTTATGACAATGAGAACGGCATGGGCGAAGATATGGTATACAGTTTCGATAGCGAGGATAATATTGAATGCCCGGCCTGTCAGAGAAAGTACCGGGTCTCGGGCTGGATTAGAGAATACCCGATTGGTGCGTATGACTCAGAGGAAGTTGATGTAGACGAGCTCCCGGAAGATGAGTAAGCCGATTCGCAAAATTTACATGGCCTATTATAGAGACCATCATAAAGGAGGATTTGATCATGGCAGTTATACAGGAAGCTTTTGATATTCCGGCAGATATCATGACAAAACTGCTGACCGGTGAATACCGTAGAATCGGCGGTGTTGTGAGGTATGCAGTCGGGCCACATAAGGGACAGATCGTAAAGCATCTGAAGCCCGTTGATATGAAGGCAGCCGAGCAGGCGCAAGGGGTAGGTGCTCAGATTATGAAATTCGCAAAGAAAAACAAAAAGGGGCTTATCATCGGAGCCGCCGTTGCCGGTGCAGCTACGGTAGGCGGTATCATTTACCATAAGGTGAAAAACCGCGAGCCAGCGGTTGTGGCACAGTTTAGAGCAGCTCTGCGCACTTATATCGATGAGATCCGTAAAGGAAATTTGGAGCTGGAGACCATTGAAACATTGATGGCCGCCCTGGATAAGCTCAAGGCACATAAAGATTATGAACAATTCAAGATTGAGCTTTCAACCGAAGATCTTGATGTGCTTGTTAGCAGAATCTACGACTACACGATTCGACTGGCTGAGAATAACCAGGTTGAGCTCACAGAGCAGGAACGCAGTAAGACGGACAATTCGATTATCAATTTGCAGAATTACCTGAGAACACAGAAGCGAATATTTGAAGAAGCAGCATAACAGAGCAAGCTCCCCGTTACTGGAGAAGATCCAGCGGCGGGGAGTTTTCTTATGCCTTGATGGTCTGGCCGTTGCGGAAGGTCACTTGAATGTCATCGGCAGTGTTGACCGTAATGAAGTCTACCAGCCCGTTGAAGCTGTCGAGGCTGAACTCTGTGATCTGATCGGGCAGTTTCTTAAAAGCCCGAAGGAAGTCCTCGTAGCTGCCTTTCTGTGATTGCAGCTGGCTGATCTGGTCGTTTAGCTCCTCGATGCGGGTCTTGAGCGTTTCGTACCGTCCGGTCAGGCCGTCGTACTTTTTCTGGTAAGCCTTCTGGTCGAGGGCAACATGGGCGTTCTCGTAGATGTTCTTCTGAACAGCATCGGAAACAACCTGCGCTTCTTCCAGCAGCTTGTCACGTTCGGCTTCCTGTTCTGAGGTATCAAAGAGGAGCGTCAGCATTGCCTTGCCGTTGGCGATGACTGCGTCTTTTGTGGCCAGCAGCTTGTTTGCCGCCGACAGGAAGGCATCCTGAATCTGCTCGTCAGTCAGGTGAGGAGTGGAGCAGCGCTCGCCGCCATCGTACTTGTGGTTGCATTGCCAGATCGTCCGGCGGTACTTGTCTGTCGAATGCCAGACCTTCGAGCCGTACCAGCTTCCGCACTGGCCGCACTTGATCTTGCTGGAGAATGGATGCACACCGCTGTGGTATTTTTTGCCCTTACCGCGTTTCGCCATTTCCCGCTGTACCATGTCGAATTTTTCAGGAGGAATGATCGCCTCGTGATTTCCTTCGACGTAGTACTGAGGAATCTCGCCTTCATTTTTCTTTTGCTTCTTTGTCAGGTAATCGACCGTGAAGCGCTTCTGCAGCAGGGCATCGCCTTTGTACTTTTCATTGCTGAGAATGCTTCTGACCGTAGAGATGCTCCATTTGTCCTTGCCGCCGGGCGTCTTGATTCCCTTGGCTGTTAGAGCCTTGGCGATTCCGTTGTAGGTGAGCCCTTGCAGGAACATGTCATAAATGCTCCGGACGGTTTCTGCCTGTTCGGGATTCACGATCAGCTCGCCGTTGGCACCACGGTCGTAACCGAGGAAACGGTTAAACGGGATCGTGACTTTGCCGTCTGCAAATCGCTTTCTCTGTCCCCATGTGCAGTTCTCGGAAATGCTGCGGCTTTCCTCCTGTGCCAGCGAGGACATGATTGTAATGAGCAGCTCGCCTTTCCCGTCGAAAGTCCAGATGTTTTCTTTCTCGAAGTAGCATTCAACGCCGTGTTCTTTCAGCTTCCGGATGGTTGTCAGGCTGTCTACGGTGTTGCGGGCAAATCTGGACACGCTCTTGGTCACTATCAAATCGATGTTTCCGGCCAGAGCGTCGGCGACCATTTTCTTGAAGCCCTCACGGTGTTTTGTACTGGTGCCGGTGATGCCTTCGTCGGTGTAGACGTTCACGAACTCCCAGTCATCCCGGCTCCTGATGTAATTGGTGTAGTAGTCGATCTGTGCCTCGTAGCTCGTGAACTGATCATCGTGGTCAGTGGAGACACGGGCGTAACCGGCAACACGACGCTTTTTCTGCTCCGTGATAGGAGAGGCAGTAAAGCGGCTCAGTGTAGCCGGGATCGTTTTTACCTTTTTGCCTTTGTTGATGCCCAATGTTTCTCACTCCTTATCTTCTTTATCTTTTCGCTCATGGCTGTCCGGCGCTCCGGTGTCCATTTCTTTTTCATGACTTCCCGCATGTGATTTTTCTGCGATTCTGAGCAGGGATGCGAAACGCGGGTAGTGTCGTAGCTTCTGGTTTCTTTTCTGCCGTCCTTGAAGTGAAATTCCAGCTCCATTCCCGGCAGGACGTCGATGTGGTCGATCTGTTCTGAGAAAGCAGCAGCGTCAAACTCGTTCAGCCCCAGCACCTCGGAGGCCAGCGCCTGCAGCCGTTCCTCGCGCATCCCGGTTGTCTCGCAGGGCTTGTTCCCGGTCGGGCATCGCCAGTAGAAGCTCTTTCCATCCCTTGATGGCTGTGTGCATCTGCGGAAGTTAGTGCCACAGTGGACACACTTGATCTTGCTGGTAAAGCAGGAGGCTCCCTTCGGATTGGTGCCGGTTTTCTTGCGCTTTGCCGAGACCTTAGCCCGGTACTCCGGAGTCCAGCAATCCTGATGGCCTGTGTTCGGTGCAGCTTTCCTGACAACGGTTCCGTCCTTCAGGAAGAAATCCAGCGTGTATTTCTCAGGAACTTCGATGCGGTCGACCTTGTCGAGAAAAACCTCCTCGTCAAATTCCTCAAGGTTGAGGACTTCGCAGCAGGCTTTGAGCAAGCTCTTGTGGCTGATCGTGCCGCCGACCGGGCAGCCGTCGCCGACCTTCTTTTTTTTCTTGCTTCCGCAGTTCCAGTACTCCTGGTAATTGCTATTCTTAGTCCGGCGGTTATGCATGTAGCTGAGGCCGCAGTGAGGGCATTTGATCTTACCGGTGAAGCAGCAGGTGTTCAGACTCTTGTTGGCAAGGGCTCCGAGCTCCCTGCGTCTGGCCATCTCGCTTTGCACGAACTGGAAGGTCTCCATGTCGATGATTGGCTCGTGGGTGTTTTCGATGTAGTACTGTGGCAGCTCGCCGTGGTTCTTCCGACGCTTCTTGGTGATTGGATCTGAAATGTACTCCTTCTGCAGGAGCATGTTCCCGGTGTAGGTGACATTCGAAAGAACGACTTTGATGTTGGAATCCACCCAGCGGCAGCCTTCACGGGTTGTGATGCCTTCAGCTGCAAATTCCCGCTCTGTTTCAAGACGCGACTTTCCATTAAGGAAGTTCTGGTAGATACGCTTTACGATGGCGGCTTCCTCTGGGACAATGACCAGCTGATCGCCTTCCCAGCGGTAACCGAACACTCGGAAGTGCCCGTTCGGGATTCCTTGTTCCATGCGCTTCCGGACGCCCCATTTCACATTGTGGCTGATGCTTTCTGATTCCGACTGGGCAAAGGATGCCAGCAGGGTCAGCATGAGCTCACCGTCATCAGAGAGGGAGTCGATGTGCTCTTTTTCAAAGCGAACGCTGATGCCCAGTTCCTTTAGATGCCGGACGGTGTTCAGCAGGTCTACTGTGTTACGGGCAAAACGTGAAATGCTCTTACAGAGCACAATGTCTATTTTGCCTGCGTCGCAATCTGCGATCAGGTGCTGGAACTCATCACGTTTGGTAGCAATGGTTCCGGTTATTCCTTCGTCAGCATAAACGCCGACGTATTCCCACTCCGGGTTGTTCTGAATGAGCTCCGAGTAGTAGCTCACCTGAGAGGAGAGGGAATGGTGAAGCCGCTCTGTTTCCATTGACACACGGGCGTAGGCTGCGACCTTTTTTCGGGTCGGAAGCGCCGGGATCTGCGGCTCAATTCGCGTGATTTTCGCCATTTGAATCACTCCTTTCCGCTACCATTCATCACTCTAAAACAGGTACACATCAAGCTTTATCTGAGAATAATGTGCCGATTATCGGCTGGTATTTTTCCTTCATTTTTGTATCAATTATGGCGTATTGTTCCTCGGTGATAATGCCGTCTTTCAGCATCGCCTGAAACATATTCATGGAAGCCTGATAGAGCTTTTCGCGTTCGAATTGATCTTCATTCATGGGCGGCACCTCCGAAGCAGTCTGCGATATAGCAGGCGTGGGAACAGTACTTCCGGTGCCGGTTCCCATACGCCGTGAAAGGCTGGCCGCAGTGAGCGCAGGTGAAAGAATAGATAGCGGTGGATCTACGTGTTACTGCTTCCGGATGAGCGTTCCACCAGCTCTGGCAACATTCATCTGAGCAGAACTTGACCTGCTTTCTGCCGGGAGTCCGTGTGATTGGCTTGCCGCAGTTCTTGCAGAAGAGGACGACAGGTTTGTCGGGCTGATTTGATTTTTCTCCTGTGAGACCGTTTCGATGACAGTAGGAAACGACCTGGTTCTTTGTCAGGCCGAGGGCATTCGCTATATTTGCATAGCCGAATCCGGCAGTGCGGAGTTCAGTAATTTTCGCTTTCTGTTCATTGGTCATGAAGTATCACCTCCAGTTTCCACTGGAGATGGGTGGGCAATTTGAGCGGAGGATTTTTCATTAAAACGAAAAAAAGCCTGCGGGCATTCCGAAGAACACTCGCAGGCCATGAATAATGGTTTATTCAGTTATTTCACGCGGATCTTCCATCCGGTGATGATGAGGTTGACGTTCTTAATAAGCGTCGGGTTAAGCTGCTGGATTGAAGAGACGCTGGTTCCGTACTTCCGGGCGATTCCTGAAAGCGTGTCTCCCGACTTCACCGTGTAGTAGACAGGCTGGTCGGCATTCTGCTTACGGCAGAGTTCGTTGACCTTGGCCTGAACGGCTGAGTAGTCATACCCGGCAGCGGTCAGACGGTTCTTGCGATCGTCGCCGTTTCCCCATTTGCCTTCGAGGACTTCCTTGGCCAGTTCATCCACGGTCTTCTTTGGAGCGGGTTCCGGGGCGGGCTTATCGTCTTTGGAATCCGTGCTGTATTTCGGTACGCCGTAACCACGGATGTATTTGCCGCTGACCTGAAGAGTGCGTCTTCCGACGGCATTGCTCTTATTACCTTCGATGACCGTGATTGTTTTGTCGGATACTTTTTCCACGATACCGACGTGATCAGGCCAGCCATCATTGTCGCCGTTACCGGAGTCCTGCCAGTCGTAGAAGATGATATCTCCGGGGCTCGGAACGTAGTTATCATCCTCCACCCATTCCTTAAGGGTAATGAACAGAACGACCATCTGCCCGCAGCCGCATTCGGTAGGGATGATCTTTGTCAGCCCGCATTTGATGGAGACTGCAGAAACAAAGGTCGCGCACCATGCATCAGTATAGGTGACTTTGTATCCTCTGGCACGAGGTGTTTTGCTGTTATAGACATCAATGATCTCACGGTGGCTGCCGTCGGCTTCATTCTTTCCGAGCCAAGCTCTGGCCTGTGCTAAGACCTGCTCACGCTGAGAGGATGTGACAGGAGCAGAAGTATCACCTGTCTGTTTCCTATAGCCATTGAAGCCGTCCTTCGTGATGACGGACGGATAATCCACATAGGCATAGTCCAGATCCACGTTACCTGAGATGCCGCTCACCTTTCCCTTGGAAGAATACTGCCAGATTCCGTAATTGCCGGAATAGGTGCATTTTGATGCATACTGAGCTACCCAGTGCGCGTAAGGCGTGAGCCTCCCGTCATCCATGCGTTCCTTGAAGCCGGAATAGGTGGAACCGTAGATGCCGACGAAGTATCCTGCATTTTCCATCGTTTCGCAGAAGGCAATGGTCGCTTCGGTGATTCCGGTCTTGGCTGATGCGGGCTGAGCCTCATTGTCCATATAGACCGGATACTCCAGCTGTTTGCCTTTGAGGATTTTCAGGAAGCGTTCGGCATCTGCTTTTCCGGCAGCGGCACTCACGCAGTCCTTGCCGACGAAATAGTATGCGCCGATAGGGATGCCAGCGGCCTTGGCTCCCTTATAGTTTGCTTCCCACTTGCTGTCAGTATAGAAGCCGTCGTCAGAGCCGCCTGCCTTGATGATGGCGAACTGAATGCCAGCCTCTTTTACCTTGTTCCAGTCAATCGTTCCCTGCCAGTGGGATACGTCGATTCCCTTGATAGCCATTTTACTTATCCTCCTTGTCTGATTCCTTGCCGTCTCGGTCATGAAGCTGCTCCAGCACGTCCTTCAGCTTGTCCGGAACCGGCAGGCCGAGATGAGCGCTGTTTTCAACAAGAGACAGACCTTCGTTTGAAATGTAGAAGAAGATGATTGCTGTACGGAGCACTCCGGCATGGTCAAGCACATAAATGTCGAGGGCGTTTGCAATCCCGATCAGGATGAAGATCAGCACCTTGCGGCAGATGCCCTTGAAGCCAACCGATGAGGAGAGCTTCTTGTCAGCGATGGCGCACATGACGCCGGTGATATAGTCGGCGACTACGAAAATGATGAGCGCAATCATGAGCCCGTCGCAGCCGCCGAGAAACCAGCCGAGCCAGCCTCCGATAGCTGTGAATACGAACTGAATCGAGTTCCAGAATTCTTTCATGTTGTGATACCTCCTTGTGTTCAGGGCATGAAAAAAGCAGCGGCCTTGTGGCAGCTGCCTTCATGCGGTGCATGGTTTATAGGTTGTAATAATCTCTTGGCTTCCCGCCGGTTCCGGAGCGGTTGGAGTAGGAGTAGAGCCGATTGAAAATCGTATCCGTGTCATCGTACCGGTCGACCAACTTGTAGCAAGACACATAGGGGTCAAAATACCTAAGATCCTCTGGCTCGATATAAGAGGATTGCTGCTTTCCTTTTGCGAGAAGGGCGGTACAGTTTGCGCAGATCCTGTCGGATTCTTTTCCGTAGAGCTCCGGGTTATCAGCTTTCAGGAACCAGTGCGCGTCGTGCCATTTGCAGTCATAATAACAGGCGCTGTTGCATATCATCGTGTACTGATAGTTGGTAGGAAGCCGCTCCAGCGCATCAAGATGGCGGGCAAACCAGTGGAACAAAACGATCCGGTCATACATGCTGAAATCACCGGAGATAAGCTCGTCCAGTGTCAGAGCTCTTGTGATGGAAAGCGTCAGTTTAAGCTCCGGGAATGAGGCTTTGACCTTTGCTGCCAGCTTGTCATCGTTCAGGATGAACTGATGGACGCCAAGAGTACGGTAGCGCTTGATCATCGTAATAGTCGCGCCTTTCTGGGCGAGAATGCAGACCGGAATGCCAAGAGCCAGCAGACCTTTCAGCCGATCCACATATTCCTCGTAGGTTTTCGGATAGTTGTCACGGTAAGTGATATCGAAGCGGGTGTTGTCGCAGTCGTCTTTCCAAGCGGCGGCATAGATGCATTCGATGTATGGAATCAGGTTTTGCCGCAGACGGAGTTTTGCCGGATAGTCCGGGTCGAGGTTATAGGGCACTTCAAACTTTTTCATGCTTCCTCCGTTTCTGTCAGCGTGTAGGTGACCTTCATCGTTTTATCTGCCGTCTTGATAACAGGCGTCGACAGGTTGTTGATCGTAGCAAGATACGGTGTGTAGAGATACAGTTCCTTGCGGAAATGATATCCGTAATAGCTGTAGAAATACTCCTGGTAGGCGTAGGTCTTATAGCGGGAGATCATTCTTTGTCCCCACTGCTCACCGTCTGTATAGGTATCTTTGTGATGCACATAGAGCTTCGGTTGCCCGTCGAAGTAATACCAGCCGTTGATGACTACTTCGTCATCCACGCTGAATGTGTACTGCTGGTTGCTGTTATAGCTTGCGTTCGGGACGACTTCGATATTAGCTACGTTCGTTGTATCCAGCCGGTAAACAGTCGAGCCGATGGCGAACATCAGCCATTTACCGCTCATACCGATATTGGATATATTATCGGTTCCGTAGGGCAGGACGATCTTCTGGGTCGTACACCTGTCGCCGCTGATCTTATCCATGAACCATTCATAGCCGGTGTGGTCATATCTCTCCGAACCATAGGACATCCCGACATATTTCCGGTTATCCTTTCGAGAGATTCCATACCAGTTCCCGTCAGATGCGTGGAAGAGATAATCAAGCCGGGTTGTGTCATTCCAGTAAGGCTCGTCGGTATTATCCTTGCTGCCGTCGGTGAAATGCACCCAGTAAGGATAGTGGTTCAGTTCTATGGTGGTTTCTTCGCTGGATGCCGTTGCCATCTGCGTATAGCTGCGTACCATAAGGCGGGCGTGAAGATAATCCTCAGGGACTTTACGGAGCGTCACCGAAGTCGAGTTGTGGACGGCGATCATCTCCAGCCTGTAGCCGTCGCCGAGGTAGGTGCGGTGATTATGACGGTAGCTGTCCATGTCGATCTGGCCATCAACCATGTTATCCGATTTCAGACGGACAAAGTAGTTAGCGCCATACTTGCAGCCTCGCCCGGCCAGAATGTTCGTGAGAGCGATGCAGGAAATAGTGCCGTTGGCCTGTGAGGTTGCAAAGTCCCAGACATATTTGAAGCCATTATCCACGGCCTTACTCTCAGTCAGGTTGCGACTTCCGCGTTGCACATCTTCCGTAGTGTTTACGTCATTGGAAGCATAACCGATGAGCGGGTTATCCAGCGGAGCGTATATGAGCGATGGATCTTCTGCAATTTCATTCTGGTAGAGAAGGACTCCGCCGGTCAGCCTTGAGTAGATTGGCAAAAGCCAAGCCTCGCCGTTCTGGCTGTCGAAGTTCGGGTTATCATACATCGCTCCCTGCAAATTTGTATTCAGGACGTCAAAGACAGCTTCTGTCACAAGGTTCTCGTCCTCGTAGACTTCCTTTTTGCCCGTGTGGACGTCCGTAAGCTCTATGATTGATTTTCCTTTGAGCATGGTCATTCCTCCCTGTTCAGATAGTCTGTTGTGATCGTCTTTACATACCCATTCTCGCCGCTGATCACGAAACGGTACATGAGCTGACCAATGATGGCCTTTTCAGACCATGCATCGGTTGAGATAGCTTCCAGTGCGGATTTTGACATGCCGGACTTTTCCTCAGATAACTGTGCCCAATCTGTGCCGGTGTAAGTCCACCATGTTTCCCCGGCATCAAAGGAGACAGCAAAAAGGGCTGCATCATCGCAGTCTGCTATGACCTTTTCAATCCCGAGAATAGAGGAATCGGACATATCGATGTTTTCCGAGTAGATGACCTGTGGCTTCGGGATACCGGTGTAAGTTGCCCGGAAGGGCGGGAACCGGTTCTCGGAATCATGCCAGTAGAGGATCGTCGGATCGGAAAGCGTGAGCAGCAGGTTTCCGTCCGGGATATCCTGTATGCCGTAGGTTTCAAACACCTCTGCAGTAAGCTCGGTTTCATTCAGCTTCAGGAGAGCGCCTTCCTCCACGGTATAGAGTTCATTGTTTGCATCTGTGATTAGGTATCTGCGGTTGTACGGGTCAAGCAGAATCGGCAGCGTATCGGATTTCGTAAAGGCAGTACCTGTCGCATCCTGATGAAGGAATGAGACGGTCTGCCCAGCGACAGGTGTGAAGGAGATATTCCCGGAGCCTGTCACCAGCACGCATTCTCCAAGATACGAGGCGTTTGTGGGAACGACAGCAAAGTTCAGAACAATATCGCCGGTATCTAAGAGCAGCAGATCCCAGACAAGGCGGACGTCCTCTGAAGTGGCGCTGTAGTAGGAATAGCCCTCCCAGCGGACTCTCAGGAACTTGTAATAGTTATAGATGGTTCCTTCCTCACGCCGAATCGTCCATACTTTTGCATCTCTGCGATGTACCTTAACCTGTTCTGTATTTGTGCCGATGCCCATCCACGAGTTTCCATTTACGAAGATGCTCTCGGCGACAGCGGAGTTATAAGTAAACCAGGAGACACCGGTCAGGGTATCGGTTCCGTCATCGTTTCCGCTGTTGTCGCGGATGATCGTCATATTCTCGATGGTATCGAGCAGGGCTTGGATAGAAAAATAATCAGCCACTTTGCACCTCCAATTCTGTGATCGTGTCGAAGGAAGCCAAGCCCAGCGGATAGGAGGCAAGCGTGCCACGGTCTATCGCTTGAGGCTCGCCCTCGATGATTTCTGCATATGTTTTCTTCAGCACGAGGCTTCCATTTTCAAGCACGGTGTAATGCGTACCGGAAAGCTTCTTTGCCGGAAGCACATCGCCGCCGATGAAGGGCTCTGTTTCAAATGGCAGGATCGTAAGCCCGGTGAGGGAATCAAAGTCTGATGTTGAAATCTTCAGAGCATCCATCCGGCCACGATTTAGGTCTTGTTCGGTGCCGCCTGAGATCGTATAGCTTTCCCGAAGTTCAAACTGCGTGTCATCGAAAACATAGATCTTGCTATAGCGCATTTTTCTCTTGTCGCTGATTTCGATCACATCATGAACAATCGGCGCATAGATGCGGAGGTTGTCTGCGATAGTCCAGAGCGGCATTCCGGCCATGAGCACCTTTGGAATCTGATCGCCAGCACCGGTTGGTGTAGGAGTGATGAGGGCTGCATCCACTTCTCCAGAAAGAGCAAAATGAGACATGCCGGATAACAGGAGCGGAATATAATCGTCGCTTGCGTCAATACGTCCGTTCCATCTGTCCTGAGCGCCTAAGCCCTGACCGGTTATGGAGGCGATGATGTTCTGAGCATTAATGGTTGCGCTGCCCGGTGCAAGGGATATCCAGACCGCAAAGGAATGCAGAGTTTTTTCCTGCATATCCAGCAGCGGATAGAACAGGTTCAGGATATGCTGACCGCTGTGCAGTGTTTCCATTGGGTGGAATTCCTCGACTTCATGGCCGTCTACGATATAAGTGACCCGGATGACCGATTGCCCATCATCCGTCCATTCGACCGGAACGGTGACGGTGGTAGCCAGCTCCTTATCCGTAACAACAGGTTCTTCGGTCTCTGGGTTAGTGCTTTGTTCCGGCAGGATTGTCGTGCCGGTACCGGTTGCTGTGACGGAGCGTGGATCTTCCGGTGCAGCTACGTTCAAAAGGATCGCTGCTTTGAACTCACAGTCGGTTTCTTCCTGCGTAGCAAATTCGATGCTTACGATCTCGACATTCTCTTCGCCGAGGGTATAAGGCATCGCATTCACGTAAGTGTAGGTCGCCATCTTGGTGGCTTCGACGGAGTTTAAAAGGCCGGTGATGTTCTTGTCGTTCTTGCTTTTTGCTTCAGCGAGGCGGGGGTTCTTGCCTACACACTTTAAGGAGCATTTGCCATTGACCTTGACCGTGATGGACGTGATAGCTGCCATCTGAGAAGCATCTGCCTGACCACCAGTAAAGGTCAGAACGTCTCCGGGTTCCAGAGCAGGATCGCCGATGGTCTCGGAATCGAACGGCACATAATTGATGACTGCAATACCATTCAGGATATTGTTTAGAATCCGTTTTCTTGTCTCGTCGAGTCCAAACTGCAGCAGCGGGTTCACTTCCAGATTCATGGTGAGCCCGTCATCCGGATCAAGGCTGTAATACTCGGCGGTATTTGTCCTCCTGTTTGTGGAATTGATCGCTGTGTAACGGGTCACAAAATCCGAGAAGGAACTGGAATAACGGTGCGTGCTATTTACCGTAACGACAGGAGCCGCCGTGTACTGCACCAGCTGGAGCTTTCCTTCCCGGTTGATGAAGGCAAAGCAGCAGAGTGCTTGCGAAAGATAATGCAGGAAATCACGCCATGTCTCAATGTCATTATCCGGGTAGACGCCAAGAAGCTCGGTGCCATTTGGCAGGGCTTCGATTTCTGCCTGCGTCTGGGAAAGCTCCACATGGCAGGAAGTAGACATCGCGGTCAGGAAATCGAACGGGTAGCCGCTGGACTGATCCTTGTTGTAGGCCTTCTCAAAGTTCAGCATGGCATCATAAGCCTTGAGCTCCAGCGTCTTGATTTGCCTGTTTGCCTCTGCCACATAGAAGATGCCCATCGGGACATCCTCCGTGTTGCCGTCGGGAAGGCTCATGTGGAAATTAAGTCTTACTTCCGCATCCTCAAGGGAGTAGCGGTCGACGTCTGAGAAAAGAGAAATACCGAGCTCTGCCGCATAGACGGAGCCCAGCTCGATTTCGGAGGAACCGGAGCACTGGCGGGTGACATATCCGGAGCCCTTCACGATATCCTTGTTCTCAAAGGGATAGACCCTTCCTGCCTTTGTCGTGATTGTTCCCGACCATGTGAAGGAGCGGGTGTTATCCTGTATCGCAGTTTTGTATAAATCAGACACGGAATACATAGCACCGCTCCTTTCCTGTTAGTATTCTTTCAAATCAAAGCTGACCTTCCAGAGGCCTTTCTTGCTGGTGTCGTGCGCGAGGGAGGTCTTGAAGCCATCAATATACATGTCTCTTGTTTCCCGGATCATGGTTTCCGTATTGAAGAAGCTGACCGAGAGCTTCGGTTTTGCCCGGAGGAGGGATAGCTTCTTAAGCCAAGCGGGTGAAACCTGAAAAGAGACGGATATCTTTGCCACACCGGAACGGATAATGTCACGCTGTGTGGTTCCGGCCTCCGTCTCTCCTGAACTGTCTGCCTGTACATCAGAAAGGCTCAGGTCATAGGAGAGCGGAAGCGGCATATCGGTTCCATCGATATTGAGGTATTTTGTAAAAGCCATCATCTGCCTCCTGACCGGAGCGCCATTCTCTGCTGAGCGGTGACTATGGTCTCGTCAAGCAGGGTGCCTCCAAGATAAACCGGGATTGTGATATCTCCGCCGCCAACTCCGGAAAGAGCCGCAGCAAGGTTTGAAGTCTGTTCGGCGACAGCCTCCTGAATCATTGTTCTTAAAGAGTTCACGCCGACGATAGCTTCCGCACCGGCTTCTCCGCCACCAAGCAGTGTGTTCCCGCTCATGCCGAAGATCGTAGGAGAATTGAGGATCATACCGTTGCCCATTGCCTTCTTGTACCATTCCACAGAAAAGTGCGGGATGGACGGAGGGTTCAGCGAGAAGCTGCCGGATATAGAGAAATGGGGCAGCTTGATCTTCGGAAGCTCCCAGTGGAAGTTGAAGACATTCTTCAGCTTGTTTACGATGCCGGAGATGAAGCTCCAGATCCCGTTGAACACATTAGAGACGGTATTTTTGATACCGTTCAGGATGCTGGACAGCGTATTCTTTATGGCATTGAAGGCTGTGGAGATGCCGTTTTTCACGGTGTTCACCACGGTCATGATCGTGTTCTTGATCCCGTTCCAGACGGAGGAGACCACGGATTTTATAGCGTTCATGACTGTGCTGACGACGGTTTTGATGGTATTCCAAGCCGTGGTGATAAAGGTCTGGATTGCCGTGACCACAGTTGTCACCACGGTCTTGATTGCATTCCATACCGTCGTGACCACAGTTTTCATTGCATTTAAGACCGTCGTGATGATTGTCTTGTAAATGTTGAAATATGTGGTGACGATAGTCTGTATTGCTGTAAAGACGGTCGTGAATACAGTTTTTATTGCATTCCAGATGGTCTCAAAGAAGGTCTTGATTGCATTGAAAACCGTCTGTACCGTTGTGGTGATAGCCGTCCACGCA